GGCTACAAAAAAACCTGCTAAGAAAGCAGACAATACTTTGTCTGCTATGGCAAAAAAGAATGGTGGTCCTGTTAAAAAGAAAATGAGAAATGGTGGTTCTTTATCTGGACTTACAGCACCTAACACAAGAGATAAAGGTACAGATGTTGGAGGTGCTTGGACTAAAGTACAAAAGAAAGCAATAGCTGGTGCTAAAGGAAAAGCTTCTCTTACCAAAGACAAACAACTTGGTGCTACAAAAATGGCTAAAAGAGGAATGTCTATTAAAAAGAAATAGTTATGGCTACTGATAAGAAATGGATGCAGAAAGTTTCCAAAAGCATTGAGAAACGTGGCACAAAGGGAAAATGTACACCCATCACTAAACCTGGTTGCACAGGAAAAGCCAAAGCATTAGCTAAGACATTCAAAAAAATTGCTGCTAAGCGTAAAGGTAAATAATGCTTAATTTAAATATTCCATCTTTTAAATGTCTTGTTAGACTTTCACATTTTACAAAGAATGATGAACATAAAGATGTATATCATAATGCTTATGCTTTTGCAATACAATCTGTAGAAGGAAAGATACTAACGTTTCACGTAATGACAGATTATGGAATGTTAAGAAGTAGAGTTCCTATATCAGAAATATTTTTAAAAGTTCCTACCAAAGATGTTCCTTCACATTATAAACAACTTTGGGATTGCTTTTCAGAGAATGTAACAGCTGTAAAGTTTGATTATTTATCTGGAAAAAGATGTGAAGTGGTACTTAAAAATAGTGAGAAAGTATGGGCAACATATATGTTCACTATTGATTGGTTTAACAACCCTTACTCAGATGAACCAAGTGATTATAAATGTGGACATATATTAGTTTCTGATGATGGTTATTTGTTATGCCAACCAAACAATAGAATATATTGGAAAGACTCTAACTTTGTTACACAAGATTTCCCATTAGAAAAGAAAAACATAAAGGTGGACAACATTCTTGAATCTGTAGAATCATATTCTGACAGATGGGTGAGTGAAGACACAGATTCATTTTACTATAACATTAACGAATAAATAATTATGTCTAAGTTAAATCCCCAAAAAGCATCAGCCTATGTAGGTCCTGGTGTATTACGTAAAGGTGGTAAGATAACACCTGTTCCTAATGGTCCTTTAATTAAAAAGAAAGGCCCTTTTAAAGGAAGTGGATTAAAATCTGGTGGTACAATAAAAAAAGCTCAGAATGGAACATCAGAGTATTCTGATCCAAAACCTTTATTCGATAAAATAAAGAAAAGTAAAGATTCTCTTGATAATGCTAGGATTAAACTTGAAGAAAAAAAGTTTAAATCTAAGATGGAGTATTTAAATGGTAAATTAAAAAATGAGCAATCTATGATGAATACTAAAAAAGTTAAGAAAGCTAAGGCTGGAGCAATGATTAAACGTGCTCAGAATGGTGACACAACAACTGTTAAAAAACCTAAAGTTGATGGTTTTTTTAAAAATATAGATAAAAAACTAATTAAAAAATCTGATACTACTGAATTTTATAAAGGTCGTAAATCTAAAATTATGGATGATGGATTCTTTAAAGGACCAAAAGTAAAATCAACAGGGTTAAAAAATGGAGGATTGATTAAACGTGCTGATGGTTCTATGTCAAGAAGAGGTTTATGGGATAATTTGAGAAGTAAGGCTGCTCAGAATAAAAAGACTGGGGCAAAACCTAAATCTCCTACGAAAGCAATGCTGACACAGGAGAAAAAAATAAAGGCTAAGGGAAAATGATATTAAATATTAGTAATGAACATAAACAAAAATACTTTTCTCAGAAAGAGAAAGGAGGAGTTGTTTATAAAATTACTAATCAAATTGATGGTAAGTTCTATATAGGAAGTACAAACAATTTGATAAAAAGATATTATACTCATATTCATGATATACGTTCTGTTAGAAATACTTGTGTAAAACTAATTAGAGCAGTTAATAAACATGGGGAAGATAACTTTACATTTGAAATTTTATGTGAGTGTTCTATTGAAGAAATATTAAAGACTGAACAAAGTTATATAGATAGTTTAAAACCTACTTATAACATTGCTAAAATTGCTGGAAGTAATCTTGGAATCAAAAGAACAGAAGAAGTCAAACTTAAAAAATCTATATCTCAAAAAGAAAATTGGAAAGATGATGGTTATAGAAGTAAGCATTTAGAAAATTTATCAAAAAATTGGAAAAGTGGAGCTTCTCATAAAATGGCCAAGCTTACAGAAGAACAAGTAATTGAAATTAAAAAACAATTAGCAAGTGGTCTTCTCCCAAAACAGGTAGCAGACAAACTTGAACTTAGTTACTACTCTATAAAAGATATTCATAGAGGAAAGACTTGGAAAAATATAAATATTTAAATCTAAGAAATAATGGCAACACCAGCATGGCAAAGAAAAGAAGGAAAGAATCCTTCTGGTGGTCTCAACGCTAAAGGAGTGGCTTCATATAGAAAAGCTAACCCTGGAAGCAAACTTAAAACAGCTGTTACAACAAAACCTTCAAAGCTTAAAGCTGGAAGTAAGGCTGCAGGAAGACGTAAGTCATTCTGTAGTAGAATGTCAGGCATGAAGAAGAAACTCACATCTGCTAAGACAGCAAATGATCCTAACTCAAGAATCAATAAATCTTTAAGAAAATGGAACTGCTAGATGATAAAAAATCTGGCAAACCTGTAAAAGGGTGTGATGAAAGTGGTAGATATAAATGTAGTAGATGTGAAGAATGGAAACACTCTTCTGACTTTAATAAAAATAGACAACAAAAAACTGGTTTAAGTTATGCTTGTAGAGAGTGTATGAGAGTACTTAGTAGAAAATGGAATCTTCCTGCTAAATATAATATTACAATAGATAAGTATAACGAAATGTTAAAAGAACAAGAGTATAAATGTGCTTGTTGTGAGATAAAATTTGATGAAACAGGTAAACAACACAACAAACCACATGTAGATCATAATCATTTTACTGGACAAGTTAGACAACTTCTTTGTGGAAATTGTAATTTAGCTGCTGGTAAAGTAAAAGATAGTTCAGAAATAGCTAATAAACTAGCTGCTTATCTGAAAAAATGGAATTGTTAAACCCTATAAAAATATATAATCATGTTACAACCTAAAAAACCTGTTGTTAAAAAAACAACAAAGAAAAAATCAATCAATCCGGCAGATAGTTATCCAGATAAAAAAGATAAAAGAGGATTTCCATTAATTGGTGGTGGAGAAGGTAAAAGACCTCCTTTTAAATCAGGTGGTAAAGTTACCAAAGCTAAAAATGGTAAATCATTTCCTGATCTTAACAAAGATGGAAAGGTAACTAGAGCAGACATCCTTAAAGGACGTGGTGTTATAGCTAAGAATGGTAAACCAGTTAAGAAAGCTGCAATAGGTGCATTGTTACCATTAGCTATGAAAGCTGCACCTATGGTAGCAGGAATGTTTGGTGGTAAAGGAAAAAAAGGAGGAATGGGAGGAGTAGGTGGAATGCTTGGTGGATTACTAGGAGGAAAGAATGGTAAGACTGTAAAGAAATCTAGATCTGGTGGATCAATGAAAACTTGTAAAGGTGGCTGCTAAGAAAGAAACATTTGGTAAGGCCAAGAAGAGTGGAGCACCAAGAATGGCTCCTAAGGTGCCTATTCCTAAAAAGGACAAACCCTTCTCTCAGAATAAGTCTATGGATGATAAGGTGAGAAGAACCTCAGCTCAACAACCAATGAAAAAGAAAAGTTTATCAAAATAATAAAGCCTCCAATCAAGGAGGCTTTTTTTTATTTAATCGTTAAGTCAAAGAAATTACCAAGACTCTCTAAGTTGGAAACATCTATCTGTTTATGCTTTAAGAAAGGAATCACACTATCGTAGAATGATTTTCTATCTTCTTTCCATCCTGGATGAAATGATATATGCATAGGTACGTTTAGGTCCCATAGAGTTTTGTCTTTCAACAGTTCTGTTTCATGACCCTCTACATCTATTTTAATCACTGATATATCTCCTTCAGATAAATTGTACTTATCAAGAATATCTTTTATAGAAACACATTTACATTTTATCACATTGGTTTTACATGAATCTCGTGTAATGCTTTGTCCAAGCACATCACATCCTATTTCTATTTCAGGATGTATGGAAACAGCCATGTTCTCCAGATGAATGTTCTTTATGTCATTAAGTTCTATATTCTGTTTAAACTCATTGTGTGCTATTCCATCTGGTTCAAAACAAATACATTGTTTAGAGAACTGAGATGCTACTAATGATATAGGTCCTATCCAAGATCCTATATCAATGAAGGTTTTATCTTTATCAAGACGAGGGATAATGAAATCAAACGTTGAATTTTCCCAACCTTCATAGTGATCTGACCAAAACTTTGAGTTCAAGTCAGTGTTTACAACATTGAAGCTCTTTCCAAATTTATTTACTGTAGTCATAATTGTTTTTTTAGTTTACTTCCCCAAGAGGATATACCTGAAGCATGTTCT